CCTAGTGCAACATTGCTTCAACTTATGGGCGTCGTAGTACAAGCGGGTCAGCGTTTTGCTTCCATTGCTGACATGCAAGTAGGTGAGGGTAATCAACAGGCTGCAGTGGGTACGACCGTTGCACTTTTAGAACGTGGTTCAAGAACCATGAGTGCTATTCACAAAAGATTATATGCATCACTGAAAAATGAATTTAGATTACTTGCAAGAGTATTTAAACTTTATCTACCTCAAGAATATCCATATGATGTTGTAGGTGGACAAAGAATGATTAAGCAAGCAGACTTTGATGATAAGATTGATATCTTACCTGTTGCAGATCCAAACATATTCTCTCAAACACAAAGAATATCTATGGCACAAACAGAACTTCAATTGGCTCAATCCAATCCACAAATCCATAATTTATATCAAGCTTATAGAAATATGTATGAAGCATTAGGTGTAAAGAATGTGGATTTAATTTTAAAGAAGCCACCACAACCAATGCCAAAAGATCCATCCTTAGAACATATTGATGCGTTGTCCGGGATTCCTTTTCAAGCATTCAAAGGTCAAGATCATAGAGCTCACATTACCGCTCACTTAAACTTTATGGGTACCAACATGGCAAAAAATAATCCTGTCATTGGTGCATCATTACAAAAGAATATCTTTGAACATATTTCTCTAATGGCTTTAGAGCAAGTAGAAATGGAATTTGTACAAGAGATACAACAAATTCAAATCATGCAACAAAATCCACAAGCGATGCAAGACCCTATGATGCAACAACAAGTGATGCAACTTAACATGAAGATTGAATCACGAAAAGCTGTACTCGTTGCAGAGATGATGAATGAGTATTTACAAGAAGAAAAGAAAATTAATGGTGATTTTGGTAATGATCCAATTGCAAAACTTAAAGCAAGAGAACTTGACATCAGAGCACAGGAAAATTCTCGAAGAAAAGAAGTTGATGAAGAGAGAATTAACGTCGATAAGATGAAAGCAATGATGAATCAAATGACAGATCAACAAAAATTAGACCAAAATGAAGAATTAGCTGAGTTAAGAGCCGATACTTCACTTACAAAAACTGTTTTACAACATGAACTTAAGAATCAAGGACAAAATTAATGAAGAAATCCGAAAAAAAGATTGCAAAAGTCATGAGAGAGTACAAAAAAGGTAAACTTCCTATTGGAAAATCGAAAAAAAAGGTTACAAATAGGAAACAAGCAATAGCAATTGCTCTTTCTGAAGCAGGAAAGAGTAAAAATAGGAGAAAAAAATGAAAAAAAACAAAAAAGAGATGAAATCTCAAACTGAAGTGGGTTATCCTAACGGCGGAAAAGAGATTCCAACTCCAAAAGCTGGTGAAGTGATGTCTGAAAAAGTAAAAGGACAAAAAGTTATGCCAGAAAAAGTTAGAACAGCTAAGTGGTACTAATATGTGGTTGCAGGGCTTACAGTTAGCCTTTAAAGCAGGCTCACATATCTTCAAACAACGCCAACAAGAGAAGATGTTAATGGCGGATGCAAGACGATTGCATGCTGAGAAGATGGCTAAAGGTGAAATTGCGATGGAACAGATTGTAAGATCTGATCAACAGCAATCATGGAAGGACGAATTCGTTTTACTTTTGGTTTCAGCGCCCGTGTTGTTATTAATTTGGTCAGTTTTTTCGGAAGACCCGGATATTAAATCAAAAATAGATTTATTTTTTGATTATTTTGGCAATATGCCTATGTGGTTTCAAATTTTATTTATTTCTGTCGTTGGAGCTGTGTATGGAATAAAAGGTACAGAAATAATGAGGAGAAAATAATGTTAAAAAAAATAAAACAAAAATTATGTGAAATCGTTTGTAAGATTTTTGGTATTACACAATGTTTGTGTGACCATGATTGTAACTGTAAAAAGGAGAAATAACAATGCCAGGTAATTTAAAACCAGTACCAGCAAAAAACAAAGGTTTAAAAAAACTTCCAAAACCTGTAAGAAACAAAATGGGTTTCATGAAAAAAGGTGGAAGAGTTACTAAATCTAAAATGAAAAAAGTAAAGTGTAAGTAATGAGTAGTATTCGAGATAAATTTATTAAACTAGCTAAACAAAAAGGATCAAGAAGAGATTTTGTTAAACTTGCAAATGAAGAAGGTTTAACAGATAAAACTGAACCTGCTAAAAAGCAAAAGAATAATAGATTTACCAAAGCTTTCAGAGCTGCAGATAAGTTAAATTTAGAAGGTAAAGAAAAAACTAAAGTTTTTAAAAACCTATATAAACTTAAAAAATTAAAAAACTTAACACCTGCAGGTGTGATTGCTTCAGTCATGTCATCTAAAAAAGCAAATGCTGATGAGATTGATATGAAAGCAGAAGACTATAAGGCATTAAGAAATGAAATGAAAAAAGGTGGCTTGGTAAAAAAAGGAAAACCAAGAGTTGCTAGAAAAGGTTGGAAGTAATGGCAAAACTTTGTCCAAGAGGAAAAGCTGCAGCAAAAAGAAAATTTAAAGTTTATCCTTCAGCATACGCTAACATGTATGCATCAGCAGTTTGCTCAGGCAAAGTCACGCCAGGTGGTAAGAAAAGAAAAAAGATGGCTAAAGGTGGAATTGCAAAAGGTTGTGGTAAAGTCATGAGTAACCGAAGAAAAGTTACAAAGAAATATTAATATGGCACAAGGCGGTCTGAGAAAATGGGTCAACGAGAAATGGGTAGACATCGGAGCTCCAAAGAAGAATGGCAAGTATCAACCATGCGGTCGTTCGAAGGGAAGCAAGAGAAAATATCCAAAGTGTGTCCCACTTGCAAAAGCGCGTTCAATGAGTGCTGGACAGAAGGCTTCGGCTGTAAAACGAAAACGTGCAGCGTCGAACACTGGCCCTAAACCAACAAATGTAAGGACTTTTACAAATGGCAAGAACAAGAGATAAACAACCACCTAAAACAAAGAAATACTTTCGCTCAACGAAATCAGGCGCAGGTATGACTAAAGCAGGTGTTGCAAGATACAGACGTGAGAACCCTGGATCTAAACTTAAAACAGCGGTCACTGGCAAAGTCAAACCAGGATCAAAAGCTGCTAATCGACGTAAATCATATTGTGCTAGAAGTGCTGGCCAAATGAAAAAATTTCCTTCGGCTGCGAAAGATCCAAACTCAAGACTTAGACAGGCTCGCAGAAGATGGAAATGCTAAATGGAACCAATCACATTTGAAGGCTTTGTTACGAAGCTAAGAAAAACCCTAAAAGATTCACACCGAAACATTGCAGATAATTTAGTTGCAGGTGGTGTTGACAACATGGAGAAATACAAGTATTTGTTGGGACAGGCACATGCCTACCAATATTTGGATCAGGAAATCTCTAACCTGCTAAACCCTAAGGAGCAAAAAAAAGATGAGCAAACAAACGACAACGTCGTCCGATTCGACGGACAACCCAAAGATTAAACTTGCTTTGGAAGAAAAATACGAAAAAGAAAATCAAAACGAATACGAAAAACATCAATCCATAAAGGATAAGGAAAGTTCTAAACTTCCAGATCCAACCGGATGGAGAATGTTAGTTTTACCTTTTAAAGCAAAACCAAAAACAAAAGGTGGAATTTATTTATCAGATGAATCTATCGAACGATCACAAGTCGCATCAACTTGTGGTTTAGTTCTTGCCATGGGACCACATTGTTATGACAAGGAAAAATTTCCTGAAGGCCCTTGGTGCAAGAAAGGTGATTGGGTAATCTTTGCAAGATATGCAGGAAGCCGAATCATGATTGATGGAGGGGAAGTTAGACTTTTAAATGATGATGAAGTTTTAGCTACTGTGAAAGACCCCGAAGATATCTTTCACCAATTTTAACATAGGAGTAAACTATGCCAGAAGAGCAAAAAACGGTTGATATAGATACATCAGGTCCTGGAGCTGAAGTTGAATTAGAAGATAATACAACAGAAACTCAAACAGAACTCGAGGTATCTAATGACACGACTGAAAACAATACTGAGTCCAATGACTCAGCTACGCAATCTGATGAGCAGTCTAATGTTCAAGATAGCGACACTAACGAAGAACAAAGTACAAAGAACGAAGAAGAAAAGAAAGACGAAGCTGTAGATCAGCAGAAGAAAGAATTAGATGATTACTCTGAAGGAGTTAAAAGAAGAATTGCAAAGTTAACTAAAAAAATGCGTGAAGCAGAACGAAGAGAAGCGGCTGCCTTAGAATACGCAAAAAAAGTTCAAACCGAGCAAGAAGTTCTTAAGACTCGTTATTCCAAATTAGACACAGGTTATGTGAATGAAATGGAAAACAGAATTAAATCATCTATGGAAGCTGCTGTTTCTAAACTAGCAAAAGCTAGAGAAGATGGAGACTTAAAATCTGAAGTTGCTGCTCAAACTGAGATATCAAGACTTGGTTATGAAGAAGCAAGATTGAAGGAAATTAAGTCTAAACAAGTTTCTGAAGAGTCAAAAGAGACTGAAGTTAAACAGCCTCAGGCTCAACCACAAACTCAGGAACAACCGATTAACCCAGATCCAAAAGCTCAAGCATGGGCAAGTAAGAATACCTGGTTTGGTCAAGACGAGGCCATGACATATACCGCATTCGGCTTACATAAGAAGCTGGTCGAAGAGGAAGGTTATGACCCTCAATCGGACGAGTATTATTCAGAAGTAGATAAGAGAATAAGACTTGAATTCCCGCATAAATTTGGTAAAGTAGAAACACAAACGACAAGCAAACCTACCCAAGTTGTAGCTTCGGCCAACAGAAGTAGTAAACCTGGTCGCAAAACTGTGAAACTCACGCCTTCACAAGTAGCAATTGCTAAAAAATTAGGTGTGCCACTTGAAGATTATGCAAAACAATTACAATTAAACACGAAGGAGTAAATGCATATGGAAAATAATGAAAAAAGAGCTTCTCGTGCGAGTCAGACTAGAGAAAAAGAAACTCGAAAAAAAGTCTGGACTCCACCGTCATCTTTAGATGCACCCCCGGCCCCAACAGGGTTCCGACATAGATGGATAAGAGTCGAGTCTATGGGTTTTCAGGACACTAAAAATGTTGCTGGAAGATTAAGATCAGGTTACGAACTTGTTCGTTCAGATCAATACCCAGACAGCGATTATCCTACAATCGAGGACGGCAAATATGCGGGAGTGATCGGAGTTGGTGGCCTAGTGCTCGCTAGGGTACCTGAAGAGATCGCACAATCTAGAGCCGAATACTATGCTAAGCAAGGTATGGAGCAAGACGAAGCAGTAAACAACGATCTAATGAAGGAAGAGCACCCAAGTATGCCAATCAATGTTGATAGGCAGACTCGTGTAACTTTCGGTGGGACAAAGAAAAGTTAATTTTTTAACAATTCTACCACTGGATAAACTTAACTTTTACTTAAGGAGTAAAAACTATGGCAAACAAAGACGCTGCTTTCGGACTGAAAGCAATCGGAAAAGTTGGTCAGAATAGAGACGCTCAAGGTTTATCCGAATACTCAATCGCAGCTTCGGCTACAGCGATTTACCAAAATGACCCAGTAGGAATGCTGGCGACTGGTACAATTGGTGTTGCAGCAGCAGGCGATGTATTATTAGGATCACTTAACGGTATCTTCTATACTGATGCTTCTACAAGCAAACCAACTTGGGCGAACCACTTGGCGGCTTCAAATACTGCGACTGACATTGTCGGCTTCGTAGCAGATGATCCGTATCAAAGGTTCGAAATACAATCAGACAACGCAGGTGCATCTGCACAAACTGACGTTGGAAACTTAGCAGACATTGTGTACGCTGCTGGATCATCTCCAAACTACGTTTCAAAAGTAGAATTGGATGATGGTACTTTAGGTACATCTACTGGTCAGCTAAAAATATTGGGTGTTTCAAAAGATCCAGACAATTCAGACTTAGCATCTGCTAACGTTAACTGGGTTGTTACAATCAATGAACACTTCATTAAACAAGTAGCAGGCATATAAGGAGAATATAAATTATGGCTATAAGTAGATCACAACTAGTTAAAGAACTAGAGCCAGGTTTAAATGCTTTATTTGGCCTGGAATATAAACAATACGAGAACCAACACGAGCAAATTTACGTGAAGGAAACTTCTGACAGAGCTTTCGAAGAGGAAGTAATGTTATCAGGTTTCGCTCAAGCGCAAGTTAAAGCTGAAGGTTCTGGCGTGACTTTTGACAATGCTCAAGAGACTTTCACAGCTAGATACACTCACGAGACTGTAGCTTTAGCGTTCTCTATTACAGAAGAAGCTATTGAAGATAATCTGTATGACAGATTAGCATCTAGATACACAAAAGCGTTAGCTAGATCAATGGCACAAACTAAACAAGTTAAAGCTGTTAATCCTTTAATTCAAGGATTACCAACTACTGACAACTTTGATTCAGGTGACGGTGTTTCTTTATTTAACACAGCTCACCCAACAGTTGCTGGTACGTTCCAAAACACTTTAACTACTCAAGCAGACTTAAACGAAACTTCTCTTGAACAGTCTTTAATCGACATTGCTGCGATGACTGATGAGAGAGGTCTTAAGATCGCTGCAAAAGCTGTAAAGATGATTATTCCATCTGAACTACAGTTTACTGCAGAGAGATTAATGAAATCTGCTAACAGAGTTGGTACAGCTGATAATGATATCAACGCAATCAGAAACATGGGAATGATTCCTCAAGGTTATGTAGTGAACAACTTCTTAACTGACACTGATGCGTTCTACATTACAACTGATGTGCCTAATGGTATGAAGTACTTCGAAAGAGCTCCTATCACTACTAAGATGGAAGGTGATTTCGATACTGGTAACGTTAGATACAAAGCTAGAGAAAGATACTCATTTGGTGTATCTGACCCTAGAGGTATCTTCGGTGTTGAAGGTGCGTAATAAGTAATTCTTATTACTAACTTTTATTTTGAAAGGCCCCTTGATTGGGGCCTTTCTTTTTGATAGAAAGGACGAACCCATGAAAAAGAAATATCTAACAAAAATCTTTACACGTGAATTACAAACTCAATTTAATGTTGAGTCTGAAAAAGAGATAAATGACGTTGAAGATTTACATCCGCTAATCATTGACTTTCTAGGAAAAAATGCTATACATTGGGAGCCGAATCCATTAAAGTTTGCTGGAACATCCACAGGCGCTGGATTCTATATAACCTATGAGGAGGTTAATGATGGCATACAAGGACAGCATGGTGTTGTTCGCAAGGAAGATATCGTTCGAATCTAAGTGGAACGAACTCTACCTGAAAAATGGCGGAATGGTAACACCTGAAATGTCGGTACTAGGAGACGAAATTAAAAAAGTCGTTAGACAAATCCTAGCTAACCAAGAGAGTCCAAAGAATGCTAGAGATGGTGAAAATCATCTTTATGCTAGTTAATTAGAGACTCTACATTACTGGAAAAACACTTTTTTCCTGTAGGGACTTCTTGCACTCTTCAATAATTTCATATATAAAAAACTTACTATACAATAATAAATTGACATAGACGCGTATAGTCGACGGCCTAGAGACTATGTCAAATAACTAGGAGGACAAACATATGGCACAAACAACGTTTTCAGGTCCAGTAAAATCAGACAATGGTTTTATTGCACCTACTTACACTTTAGCAACTTTACCTACAGCAACTGCTGGTTTG